TGCCTATGTATATAGCAGACGCAGAAGTTGAAGGTTACTATCACTCAAGAGCAAGAAGGATTTAATGAAAGAAAATTATGTACGCAAAGCAATATTAAAAGATGCTTTAGAGTTAGCCCCTAAGATGAGAATAGGAGACAGGCAAGAAATTAAGGCTTCAGATGGTTCAAGTCCATTGGAATCTTTGGTTCTCCCATTCACACAAGAAGGTTCAAAAATATATACGATTGTTGGTTCTAAGTCAGAAGGAGTAATTGGTATGTTTGGGTCTAGCCCAGTTAAAGAAGAAGGGTATGGAATAGTTTGGTTATTATCTAGCGAGGATTTATTTAAACATATTAAACAGTTTATTAAAGAGTGTCCTAAGTGGGTAGCAGAGATGAGTAAAGATTATGAGCATGTCTACAATTTTGTAGATGAGAGAAATTGGAAAAGTTTAAAATGGTTACAGTTCTTAGGATTTGAACCAAAAAGAAAAATAGGAGATTTTGGAGTTGGAAAAATTCCATTTATATTAATGATGAAAGAGGTAAATAAACATGTGTAATGCGTATGCACAAGCAGGTCTAGCGATAGTAGGACAAGTTCAGGCATACAGGGAGAAAAAAGCCCAGAACAAAGATATTAGAAGAGACCAAGAGGCAACAAGACGAAATGCCGACAAAGGATATTTACATGACCTTAACAAAATTGACCAAGAAAAGATTAATTCAGATATGGAAAAAACTAAAGCTGAGACTGAAACTAAAGCTAAAAGAGATGGTGAAATTTCAGCATCATTGAATTTAGGATTTGGTAACAGTACAAAAATAGTCCAGTCTATTGGTGCATTGTATGATGAAGATTGGAATGAAATTACAAGTGGTTATGAAAAAGATGGTCAAATGTTTGCTAATCAGAAAACAGAAGCATACGCCAACCTATCTAAAACTTACAACAGTTTAAGTCCACCTACAGACCCATCAAGAACAGGATTAATTATTGGAATAGCAAGTTCTGCAAACGAGGGCTACCAACAAAATGAAAAAGATAAACTAGCAAAGAAATAGGATTAATTAAATGGCTGAATATAAAAGACAAGCAACTAACAAATACTATGGTGCAGGGAATGCAGGGTATGTATCGACAGGTAAAGACAGTGATGGTTTAGCTAAAGCATTAACTAACGCAGGTTATAGTCTAGGTAAAGCATCAAGTTTAAAAATTGACAGAGAAAAAGATGATGCGGCAGGTAAAATTAAAGAATTACAAGCAACAGGCAAAACTTTTGAAACTATACAAGCTGAGATTATTTCAGGTGAACACCCAGAGTTAACTGGTAAATATGTTCAAGCGACAGCTAATTATCACGCAGGTAGAGTTAAAGCAGCAGAAGTTCGTAATACAATATTAGAAGCTAGAACTAATGGTGAATATGATATTAATGATAAAAGTTCTAATTTAGATATATTTTATAAAAAGTATATGCCTGACACTAAGGCAATGGATAGTGCCACTCTTCTTGGTTTTACAAGTCAGTTTAATACATTCAGGTCTGAACAAGCTATAGATGATGCTAATGCAAGAGCTGATATATTCAGAGAAACAAAAACTAAAGAAGGTGTTTCTTTATTAGATGGAATAGATACTGATAATTTAAAAAAAGAATTACCAGATTTCCTAAAGAATTTACAACCACAAGTGCCTAATTCAGATGGAGGCTCAACACCGAATTTATTATACACCAATCAAGAAACTATTAATGTTGTTAAAAGAGGCATTGAAGACATTATTGCTAATTCAGTAACAGAAGATGATTTAGACAGAGCAGATATTTTAATAAATACTAATTTAGGTTATTCTAAAAGTGGTTCAGCGATTGGTACAATTTCTTCAAGAAACACAAAAGACATTATTGCTTTAGAAGATAAGCTGACAAAGCGTAGAAGAACTTTAATGTTGAATGATAGAACTGAAATTGAGTATGAAAGAAAAATAAAAACTAGAAAACTAAATGCTAGTTTATATTCACAAGTTGATGTTCAAGGTTTAAATGGTGAAACATATAAAAGAGATAAAACTCATTTAGAAACAAATAAAATAAGAGATGAACTAGAAGCTATGGGAGAGTTTGCAGATGTAGCTGCTTTTGATAGAGCAAGAACACAGAATGCTTATGCTAATCAAGACCCCGCTGTTATTACTGACATTATTAAAAATATTAACACAGGTGCTATCAATACATTAGAAGATGCAAAAGAAGCTGCTAATAATGCAAATGCCTCTGTGGAAGATTATCAAAAAATAGTAGGACACTATGAGTTCACTGAAGAAAATCCTTCCAATATGAGCCTACACTTAAAACACCCTATATATACCAAAAGTATAACAACGGCTGTAGCATTAGCATTAGCACCTTTTACGGCACAAGGGGGTGACATAGCAAAATCAATGAAACCCTCAGTGACAGCTTTTATTGAAAACCACATGATAGGTGAAATTTATGAATTTGAAAAATCTTTTAAAGAAAATAATGATGGGAGATTTCCTACTAATCCTGAACGATATGAATATATGCAAAAAGTAATTAAATATTTAACTGAAACTGGTGAGACTGGTGAAAACAAATTTGCAGCAGGTGTGCCAGATAAAGAAATAAAAACTTTAGCCACTAAGAATGCTGATGATGATAAAGCAATTAAAGATGCAGAAACAGAACGATTTAATGAAGAAGCTAAAGAAGCTGAGTTAACAGCATTAGCTACTAGAAGATTAGAAGTTGAGTTTCCTAACTTACTTAATGTCGCTACAGCTTCTCTCAATGACCTTGAAGTTGATTTCCCTGATATTACAAGACATAGAACAAATAATAATAACTTCCCATTTGATAGTATTTCAAAAGAAGACTTTGATATGGAGCAAGTAGTTCCTTTTATTCAAGAAACAATGAAAGGTCTATTCCCAGAAGGTGTGTTTAATTCACAACTAATTGAGTTTATGCCACAAGAAAGTTTAGATAAAATCATTATAGATGTATCTAAAAAATTAGGAGTAAGTGAAGAACTAGTAGTTACAGCTTTAGGAAATGTTAAATAATGGCTACTCTAACTAAATCTAGGGAAAACTTAAAGATTGCACAGCCCTACACACCCACAACAAACGCTGTAGAAACCCCAGAAGTAAAAACAAACGCACCGATAGATTACACTAAGAATGCTGTACCTAAAATTGCTGTAAGTGAAGAAGGGGCATTAGATGAAATACAGACTGAAGGATTTTATAAGACTTTAAAAAGTTACTACTCTTACAGAGAAGATGATAAAAAATATCAAAACATGTCTCATGCAGACTTGTTAGAATTTTTCTATGAAGATAGGTCTTTCAGAACTAACAATACAATATGGATGGGCATGGATATGTCTAATGTTATGGGAGAAGAAGATGAAAACAGATTAAAAGAATTTGCTTACATCTCTCAAACTTACGAAAACTTACCTTCATTTTGGAATGACCCTAATAGAAACTTTGGTTCATGGTTACTTGATAATGGGCGTGCTATGGTGGCTGACCCTGTAAATTTAGTAGGTGTAGGTATAGGTGGTGTAGCTGCTAAAACAGCTTATAAACAAGCATTAAGAGTTACACTTAAAGATAAAATTGCAGGTGAACTCACTGAAAGAACATTAAAACAAACTGCTGAACAAGCATCAAAAGCAGCACTGGGTAAAGCCGTTGTTAAAGGCGGATTAACAGAAGGTGCTATCAATGGTGTTATAGCAAGTGGTCAAGATGCTCTGTTACAAAATATAAATATTCAATCAGGTGTCCAAGACAAATATGACAAAGGTAGAGGAGCAATAACTACTGCCGCAGGTTTTGGTTTTGGTACAGTATTTGGTGCAGCATTTGCAGCAGGCTCATTCAAATTAACAAATGCAATGTTAAGAAGAAAAGCTGTTAAGAATTTAAAAGAAATACAAGATAAAGGACAAAGTAATATAACAGGGGGAAGACTTTTTGATAACTTGCTTCCTGATGAAACTACAAAAAGTTTAAGAAACAATCCTGCTCCTAAATCTACCAAAGAATATCTAAACAAATTAGAATCCGATACCATCAATCCTGATGATAAACCTTCCAAACTTCCCATCAACGCTACTAAATTAAGAAACCCTAGTACAGGCAAAGATACTTCACATGAAGGATTAATTAAATACACTATTGAAGAAACTAATGACCTGATAAAAAGAAAGAAAATTACACACGCAGAGATGATTGATAGGGCTGTCGTTAAATTTGGTGCTGATAGAGAAAAACTACAAACTATGTCTGATGACTTAGCAAACAGTGATGCGTTTGTTGAAGCGTATGCAACCATTATTGGTCAAGGAGATATGATAAAAAGTAAATTTGACTTTATGGGAGCAATAGGAACAGAGAGTAATAGTGGTAATTTAAGTAGTGCAGACGAAGATTTAATGATTACAAAATTCTTTAATACAGCAAACGAATTAAATCAAGATGTTCAAACTAAAGCCAAAGGTGGAACAAACATTGGTAGAGCCTTATCTGCACACAATGTAGACGCTGATGGTGATAGAGCTGCCCAATTAATGGCTAATCCTGAAGACCCTAAAATGAAAGCAATGTTCAATGGAACAAGAGAACAGAAATTAGAATTTATTAATTTAGTAGGAAAGTTATCTGATAGAGACCAGATTATTAGAGCATTACAAAAAGCAAGAGAGGTAGATGGTTTAGATATAGCAAATGAATTCATTAACAATAACCTTTTATCTTCTCCTGATACTCACATACTAAACATAGTTTCAGGTCTAGTGCAGACACAATGGAAACCTGCAACCTTATTTTTAAGGGGTGTAAACATGTCTCTTAAAGACAGTGATAGAGCCAAAGTTATTATGAGAGAAGCCTTACAAACTTACATATATCAATATGTTTATTTAGGACATGCTATGAAAAGAGCAGCTAAATCTTTGTATGAAGGTAGAGCAATTTTAGATAGTAGACAAATGAAACATGATGCCAACGTCAGACAAGGACAGCTTCAAGATTTATTTGATGCTTGGGGTGAAGCCCTTACAGATGTCGTAGGATTAGAAGGTACTAAGATGGGTAAAGCTATCACAGGAACATTTAAAGGAACAGGGCGTGTACTGTCAGCACCTATGAGAGTTTTAGCAGGGGGTGATGAATTTCTTAAATCTATGATGTTTAAAGCTAGAATGACTTCTTTAATTAATTCAAGGATACTGAAAGAAAACCCAGAATTTTCAGTATTGAAAGATACTAAGCACAGCTTAACAGATATTACTTATGGAGAAAAATATATCCAAAGAGCAAGACAGATAGAAGCTGAATATGTTGATGCTAGGACTGGGGGAGCAAAGGAAATAGAGAAGACAGTTGATGCACAATTAAATGCACCTTTACACACTGCACGAGAAGGTTCTTATACTCAGAATGCCCACGAAATCAGTCCTAACACAGGAGAGTTAGAGGGAAAATTCACTGGTAAGATGTTAGGAATAATTAATAAACATAAGTGGACTAGGTTTCTTGGTCTTCACTTTGTAAACACACCTTCAAATTTACTAAGATGGAATGCACAACATTTACCTTTTTTAGGAAGATTTCAATTTCAAATGGAACACATGCTTCAAGAAAAAGCACTGCCAAATGGGAAATTTAGAAGTGAAATTGGAAGAGGTTTAAACCCTTTTAGAAAAAAAGAATACCTTAACCCAGAAGCAGCAGCCGAAGCTAAAGCTAGAATACAAATGGGATATGCTTTATGGGGGACAGCTATTCATTTAGCACTAGCAGGTAAAGTTACTGGAGGTGGTGATAGAGATTGGAAAAAAAATAAAGACAAAGAACATAATACAGGGTGGCAACAATACTCTTGGAAAACTGCTGATGGATATATTTCATTAAATAGATTAGACCCATTATTTATGCCTATGTTTGTTGCAGCAGATTTTGTTGAACTTATACAGAAGCACACTCGAAACTCTGATGATATTGACCCTGCTGTTCAAAAGCAAACTGATGAGTTAATTTTAGGGGTAGTAGCTACGATAACAAGAAACTTAACTTCTAAATTCTACACAAAGAATATCCTTGAAATCGTAAATCTTTTAACTTCAGATGATTTTATGAATAACAATAAGAAACCTTCAAGAGTAGGGGGACAAATATTATCTCAATTCGCATTTAAAGCTGCACCTCTATCAGGAGGACTAAGATATGTGGATAGAGTTAATGATGAATGGGAAAGAGAATTATATACACTTAGCGATAGATTAAAAACACTTATTCCTTTGGATAGTAAAACAGCAGTCATGCCTAAACGTAATATGGGTGGTGAAAAGATAGATAGAAAAAATGGTTGGTTGTTTGGTCTAGGAGGTGAAGCAGGTCTATGGTCTTCACCATTTGCTACTACTAAATTTAAGAAGGATAATACAGCTAAATTTGTTAGAGAACGTGAGTTTAAATATAGACACCCAGTAACTACGTTGAGAGTTAGAGGGGACAGTCAAGGAATGGAATTGAAAGCATTGAGAAACTCTAAAAATCAAACTGCTTATGACAGAATGTTAGAAATTAAAAGTGAGACAAGAATGACACATAATGGTCTTATTATTTTTGATAAAAAAGGGTACACAGGAAAACAGTATTCTGTAAACCAATATATTGAAAAGATGATAACTAATTTTTACAATAAAAAAGGGGCTATATACCGACACCCTAATGGTACGATTAATAATAAAGATGAACAAGCACAGGTAGTTATAGATTTTGTTAATAGAATAGACAGATACTCTAAACAGCAAATGAAGAAAGAGTTCCCTCAGTTTAAAGAAAGAGAAGAGGCTTTAAGAAAGAACAAGGCTGATAAATACAGTAAACACTATAAGGCTTTGAAGACTTTAGCTGACTAAACACTCAATAGTTAAAAAGTACCCCTTTTAGAAGAATTCAACCTAAAATAAGGAAAATAACACATGGCAAATAGTTTTGTACGTTACACAGGTAACGCTAGTACAACAGCTTTTGCTATATCTTTTAGCTACAGAGCGGCAACAGATTTAACAGTAACGGTCTCAGG